GAGAACCATATTCCTACTTTGGCATTTTTCTTCATTATATCTTCATACTCGATCCATAACCGAGCAAATTAAAACATTCTAGTAATGAAGACGTTAAAGATTATACACAATTAATTAGAGACTGTCTACGCTCATCTAAAGAATCTTCGCGTAACTACATAATATAGCGCTTCCATGACTTTTTATTCATCCCTGCTGCTAACAGGCACTCTCATGCAGCTCATTTATTTCGCATGAGAGAGACTTTATCGCTCTATAAAACATAACTCTCTATTTAATTACCACCACTGGTCATCATCCATCCACTCCTGCCAGGTCCTATGCGGAGCAGGGACATGCTTGGCCAAATCTAACTTATGCATTTGGTATAATCTTTTAAAACTTGGAAATTGAGAATTGATCGTGTTCAAACCTACTTTACGGAAGTATTTATCATCATCCTTTAATCCTTTCTCTATTTCGTTTACTAAATAATGAAGATCATATTTTTTTATCAATTCCCTCATAACTTTAACATAAAAATCTTTAATTAATCTATACTGAGTCTTATCTACTCCCATTGTATCATAAACTAAACCAATCAACCTTGGCACAGATTCAATCAAACTACCACTCGGTTTTTTTGGCATAGCTAATCGCCATCGATAAGCTTCAGTTGCTCTCCATGGTAACACCTGACATATACCTTTCTTTCTAAAGTTATGATCCCACACGTAATAACGTTTTAAATAAATCGGTCCTTTATAAACAAAACCTGTTACACCCAAACTCTTACTATATGTTGTATAAGTCATTAATGACGTATGTTCTTGTACATTTCTCAACTTAGCACCATAGGCCGATGCCGCAAATTGAGAAAGAGGATGAACTCCAATATAATCTTTTAATTTTCTAGGATACGAATAATTACAATCATCTCCATACGCCAATGCTATTATCAACACATCAAATAAGTTTGATATAATTTCCTTACGAACAGATGCGTCTACTACAGATATTACATGAAAGATAAATGTCAAAACAAAAAAAATAAGCATAATCCATGTATCTCCATGCGATGTCTCAGACGAACCTGAAGGCATCATTCCTACAACTAATAAAAAATCTTTAAAATGTTGAACACAATTTGACGCTATTGCTTCTGCAGCATATTCCAACATGTAAAGAAAAAACCTAAATTGCCAATTATCTTCTTCCAACACCCAATATCTTGCACTATGGAAATACATCATCAACATCGGCGACAAAATGGACAAATCAAAAGCTGAAACATCCCATTCGCCATACATTTGAGTACCAGCTTCTCTCCACTTATAGGTTATATCACCGCGTTCTGTGATTACCCTTTCGTACTTATCTCCTAGATCTCCTCTCAATGACAAATATTTCAAATGCGCCCCTCCATAAATCCATTTTTGACCAATATCATTTCTAAAATTTATAAACATACCTCGTTCTCCCCGCGGAGACGGAAAACTCCGTGGGTAATATGTTCGCTCATTATGTCTCATCTTAAATATTCTATTAATTTGAAGGTCTTTAGGGTTAAAGAACACCCTACCCTTTGTCGAATACTCCTCTGGGGGAGTCCCTTCTTCTACATACAAATTGACAAATTGATCCTTCACTCGCGCTGTTGTCACGCCAGGAAATAAAGGCTTCTGTATTGGCACCATTCCTTTCTTTGCACAATTTATCGCTCTTCCAAAAATTACTGATAAATTTCTTAATTCTAAATGGTTACATTGTTGTCTCGTTGGATTTTGAGTATAGCGCACTTTCACATCTCTATCCTCATAAACATGTCCTGATTTTATAAAATAATGTCCTGCCTTAGACGTTGCTGAAAAATCAAATTTTTTAAAATCCGTAGCACTTATTCGAAATGGTCTAACTGTGGGTCGTACACAGTATTTATAGTAATATTTAACGGCTGCGTATGTGTGATTAAAATTATAACCCTCATTAAAAGTAACATGAGGTTTTATCAAACGAGTTATTTGATTACATACTACAGCTCTCGAATTATAAGATCCGTTGTGGACATACGGATAATCTTTTGTACCTCCATAAGCCAAATTGCTCGAAGCAAGCTTCCTCATACATAACACTACAAGACTAGGAATTGTATTCATAACATACATCTCACGTACTATACCCCAATGGTTTACTGGAACAACCAAAGCTTTCAACCCGTGAGTGATAGGTATTTGTAACCTATTCATCCATTCCAAATCAAATTCCCATACTAAATCAGCATATTCTTTATTGATAACTTCTCTTGCCTTAGACACCGGATTCCATATTGCAGTTTCTGCTCTATGCATTTTCACTGGCAATACATTTCCACTCTGTTCAATTCTACCATCTAAATCCTTATCCGGCGTTTCATCTCGTATTTTACGTACCAGCATTTTACCCTTGTCCAGCTGGTACGCCAGGACAAAATTTTCTGCAATTAATTCTATTAATAACTCTTGAGCTTTATTCACACTACAATCAATATGTTGTTTGAGATCTCGTATTTCACCTACGTCGTAATAAACAGTGTTTGTTTCCTTATCTATCTTTAAAGCGTAATTTCGCAATAAATAACTACCGATCATATGCTTGTTACTATTGTAATAGTAACGAACGTTAGAACGTTTCCTTAGACGGTCGGTGGGAACACGAT